ACTACTAGTTGTCAATATTATGGTGACGGAGGAATGAATAATGGACCCGCATTATATAACGCTGCTTATAATCAAAGAAATAATGTTAATAAAACACATAAAAATAGACCTAATCAAGGAGGAATGTCTTTATTAAATGCAGAGGAAAATGTTCATATTGATAAAAATGAGTTAGATAGAAATAATAATAGAATGTGGGTAAGAAATTCTGGAACGAATGGAGCAATACCATCTATGGAAACATATGGAAAAATAAATGTTCCTCAATATTATAATAATTGTACAAGTTGTGATAGAATACAACCTGATATATTAAATGCATTCAAAGAAAATCCTTACACCCAAAGTTTAACTAGTTATTAAATAAATATAAATAAGTATAAATAGTTAAAAAGTAATGAATAACTAATATATTATGTCATTAGTTATTCATGAAGAAATAGAAAGAAAATTAGATAATTTTATTGAAAATAAAAAAATACCTAATTTAATATTTCATGGATCATCAGGAGTTGGAAAAAAAACAGTATTATTTAATTTTATAAAAAAAATATATAATAATAATCCAAAATATTTAAAAAATTACGTAATGAATGTAAATTGTGCACATGGTAAAGGTATTAAATTTATAAGAGATGAATTAAAATTTTTTGCTAGAACTAATATTGATTTGCAAGACGGAAATATTTTTAAAAGTATACTGTTATTGAATGCAGATAAGTTAACAATAGACGCACAATCAGCTTTAAGAAGATGTATAGAATTATTTAGTCATTCAACCAGATTTTTTATAGTAGTAGATGACAAATATAAATTATTAAAGCCAATTTTATCACGATTTTGCGAATTATTTATTCCTAAACCGAATATACCAAATAATATATCAAATTTACATCAATATCATTTAGAACATAGCTTTAATATATCAAAAACTATTAAACAAAAAAAAACAAAATTTAAAAATTTACTTGAAAAAATAAAAAAAGAAAATATAGAAGAAATATCAGAAATATTGTATGAAAAAGGATATAGTGCAATAGATTTGGTAGAATATATAAAAGAATTAAAAATAAATGATGAAAAAAAATATGAATATTTAGTATTTATTCAAAAGATAAAAAAGGAATTTAGAGATGAGAAATTATTAATGTTAGTAATATTAAATTTTTTATTAATCCGTTCAAATGATAATTTAGAAAATATTACTTTTATGTAAATGGACGATTACTCTATTACTAGTTTACAAGAATCTAGAAATGAATGGTGTTGTAGATTAATTAACACATTAACCCCACTAATATACGAGGGAATGAAGTCAATTTTTAATGAAGCATTTGCTCTTTGTGAAGAAAATGACGAAATGGAGAAATATTTAATGACTTTTCAGAATTTTTTAGGTCGTATTCCAAAATGGAATACTACTATTGTCGAAACAGAAACTAATAGAATAATTGAAAAAAGCAATTGTGGATATTTAAATGATTTAATAAGTTGTGTACATATAATCCAATTAAAAAGTTTAACATGTATGAGAGTAGGTAATAAGCAAAAAAAAATAGATATTAATATACCTGAATTAAATGTATTTATTCATAAGGTTTATATTAATACAGCAAGAAAATTATATAAAAATGTTTATCTTTATGAAAAAAACATTACTCCTCTTCAAGGTCAAAAACATAATAGAGAGATTGAATTGATAATAAGAGAAGAAATATTAAATTCAATTAGAGAGAATATTCCAGTAGAAGATATATTAAAGGTATACCTGGATGAATCTATTGAAGAAGATATTGAAGTAATAGAGAAGGAAGAAATTATATCTACAGAACCAATTGAAGAAGAATCTAAGGAGGATGATATTGATTCATCAACAATATCAAACAATAAAGGAACAAATGAAGAAGAAAATGTAAAAGAAGAATTACCATTAACTATTGAATCTTTAGAAACAGATAATAAAGAACGAATACAATTTGATAATGTAGATAGAGCAATAAGCGTAGATAAAATTATAGAAGAAATAGATGCACCTAAGACAGAAGAAAGATTAGAACAAATTAGCAATGAAAGATATGAAGCAAGAAAATTAGAAGAAATGGAAGATGAAGATGAAGATGAAGATAAAATAACAATCGGAGAAAAAATAAGTTTAGAAGAAATGGACGTTCATACATTAGATAAACCTAAACAACTAAACAATGTTCCTTTAGGATTAGAAGAAATTGAAATATTGACATAATTTCGTTTGATTTATATTAACTTTATTTATTGTTAATACAAATGACAGAAACATTAATTTATTCTTTAGCCATTTCAACTATGTTTTTTTTGTTTAAGTTTTTGGAAATGAAATTTCTTCCTGATGATGAAAAAAAACCATTAAAGGTAATAATTAAAGAAACAATATTAGTATATTTTTCTGCATTTATGGGGATTATTTTATATGCACAATTTGATATTAAAGAATTAAAAGGAGGAAAAACAGCTACAATGGCATTTGTTGATAATCCAGGATTTTAAATGTTCAAAGGTGTAAAAACTATTTTAAATATATTTTATTTTATATTTAAAATATTAACTAACAATTTACTCATTATATAGATTTGGTATTATATCTAAATTAACTATTTTTATTTTTTTATTAATTTTGTTTTTATTAATTTTATAATTTTTAAAAATATCATTGGTAATTTGATTTTTTGGAATAGCATTATGTATAGTTCTAGCTATCATTTTATATAATTTAAATTCTGGATATCTCTCTTGACCATCATTTTTATATAATATGTTTCTTCCTTTATCATCCAATAACCATTTGTAAATTAGTGAAGCTACTTTATTGTTTTTGATTATTTTTTTTGTATCAGCAATATCTTCAACAAAATAATCAAATAAACAACAAGCTAATCTACATAAATCAAAACTAGGATTAGGTTCTAATCTAGGCTTTTTAGAATCCATATAAGGTTCGCAATTATATTGAGATGCTGCATCCCCTTTCGGATGAAAACTATCACTACACATTATTTTACCATTATATTTGTAAATAGCTCTTCCATAATCAATAATTTTATATATTTTACCGTATGTTGGTACTTTATAATAAGTATTATTAAAGATATAATATATGAATTGTTTTTCAGTAGATATATACATAATATTATTTGTATGTAAATCATTGTGTGTAAAGGAAAATATTTTTTGATAAATAGATAAAATTATTATTACTTGAAATAAGCAGGATGTCCATTCTTGATCATTTATTAATTCATTTTCCATTAAATAATCTAATGTATTTTCACATTTTTCTAAACAAATAAGTTGAATAGGAAATTTATTTATTTTACACATTATATCTTCATTACACGATTCATTACTGCATAATGAATCTATATCAGAATATATTGTCTCATTATCATCACTATCATAATCATGTTCATTATTAGTATTAGAACTGTTAGAACTACATGAAGAATGATCTGAGTCGTCATCTGTTTCTAATATTGTACTATAAATACAAATATCACTTAAATCAATTATAGTAGGAGTATTGTTATTATCATTTGTAAATAACTTAAAGTCGATCTCATTTAAATCATTTGTAATTATTTTATCTATATTATCATTAATTATTAATTTTTTTTTATTATTTCTAGAGTCAATATTAAAAATATTTTCATATTCTTTGTTTTCTATAAAGAATTGTTTATTTTTGTTTTCATGAAAATAATTACTATCGTTTAAATAGCTAAAATCATCTGCTATATTATAGCTAAAATTATTTTGAATTCCTAAAAATGATCCATAATAATCTATACCATGAATGAAGTTAAAATTATGTAATAATTGACTAGATAAATATGTAAAAAAACCATCCACATAAGAGTTATTATTTTTATCTATTAATTTAGGAATACAATCATTATGATTATATAAATTAGGTAATGTAGTAATTAAATTTAACGATAAATCGTATTTACCAGTTAATAATTTTAAAGGATCTAATAATGGAGAGAATTTACAAAATATTTTACATGATTTCACGTTATTGGATATATCCGATACAGTGGCATTTAATATGTTTCTAGTTTCACCATTATTAACAGAATGTAAATGATATTTGTGATTTAAATTAATTGTGTTAAAGTTATTCTCATTCAAAGAAAAAAAAGATTCATAAAGAGGAATATAATTTTGTAAATTTAAAACATTTAAATTAGATTTTTCTAATTCCCTAAATAAACTATCATTTTTATTTTTTTTGTAATATAGGCTAAAAGACATCTTTATATACAATAAAGTAAAATTTTTAATTATTTTTAACTTATATTTAACTTATAATTAACTTATATTGCGTAAAAAAATATTATTTTATTTTAAAATAATAGTTTAGTTATGACATTAGATTTAAAAAAATTTGATATGAAAAATATTAGTTTTCGCCCAGATGAAAATAAAGGTCCTGTTGTAGTATTAATAGGAAGAAGAGATACAGGTAAAAGTTTTTTAGTTAGAGATTTACTATATTATCATCAAGATATTCCTATAGGTACGGTTATTTCTGGTACAGAAGCTGGGAATGGATTTTTTAGTGCACATGTTCCAAAATTATTTATTCATGATGAATATAATTCTGCTATTATAGAAAATATACTTAAACGACAAAAAACGGTAATGAAACAAATAATAAAAATGGGACCAAAATCACGTATAGATCCACGAGCATTTGTAATATTAGATGATTGTTTATATGATAATAAATGGACTAAAGATAAACTCATGAGACTCCTGTTTATGAATGGTAGACATTGGAAGGTGATGTTAATCATCACAATGCAATATCCGTTAGGTATTCCTCCTAATTTAAGAACTAATATAGATTATGTATTTATATTAAGAGAACCATATATAGCAAATAGAAAACGTATATGGGAAAATTATGCAGGCATGTTCCCCACTTATGAATCTTTTAGCCAAGTAATGGATCAATGTACTGAAAATTTTGAATGTTTAGTTGTTGACAATAATGCAAAAACAAATAAATTAAATGAACAAATTTTTTGGTATAAAGCACAAAATCATAATAATTTTAAATTAGGTTCAAAAGAATTTTGGGAGATGTCTAAAGATCTTGATAGTGACGACGAAGACGAAATTTATGATCCAAAAAGAGCGAAAAAAAAAGGAGCAGGTCCTAAAATTAGCGTAAGGAAAAATAAATGGTAATTAATATAAATACAACATTTACTATGTAAGACAATGATATACATAGTAAATGTTACTGAAAATAGAATATAAAATGTAGGTTATATATTTATTATCATTGTTTTGCTTTCCAATATTTTAATCGTAATTGATAATGATGATTTTTTTCCTCTAGTATAGCAATTTCCCTTTTATGTATTATTTTACTAATTTCTTTATTTTGTTTTTCCAATCGTTCAATAGTATTCTCATAACGAAGATTTATTGGCCTTTTTAATTGTTCTAATTTATAGTCTTCTATTTGTTTAAAATGTAAACTTACTAATTCTTGGTGAAATTTTTTATCTATACTTGTTAAATCGAGATCCATAATACCTTTATATCCATTAATTATATATGTATCAGGAATTATATATTTTTTATTTTTCATATTTTTATAATATAAAAAATATTTTTTAATTTATTTTTTAATTTATTTTTTAATTTATTTTTTTTGTATTATTATTATAAAATGTCTAATAATAATGCAAATAATTCAACACCCGATATTTCTAGTAATAATATTAATTCAATCATAAATGAAAAAGCTATAAGTAAAACCCAAGACGAAAATGAAAAAATAAGAGAAGATGGGGTATTTAAGAATGATTCATCTTTTAATAATAAAAATTCAAAAGAATTTATCATTTTTAAAAATGAATTAGAATCATTAATTAATAATAATTTATATATTCTTAAGGAATGTAAATCTAATAAAAGATTATTAGATATTAAATATTCTGAATTAAATAAAAAAATTAGTTATATTCAAATATCTGTAATAGTGTTTTCTACTTTATCAGGATTTTTACAATCAACCAAAGAGTTTTTTAACACTCCTGTATCTATTGTTTCTGTATCAGGAATATCTATTTCTACATATATTAGTCTTATTTTATCAGTATCTAAGTATTATAAATTTGATGAAAAAAAAGAATCAATACATAATCTTAGAGAAAAATATGGAAATTTACATAATAAAATTGAATATAGAATGGATATATTAGGTCCTTATACTAATTATAAATTATGGGAACATCAAGATCCTCAAGTAAAATTAAATGAATGGAGTAACATAAAGCAAGAAATGGAATCAGAATATATTTCTCTGGTAGAAACTAAACAAGCTTTAACAACTGAATTTGAATCTATTATGGATTCTAAATCTAGAAACAAAAATTATATTAAGGATAAAGAGCTTGTATTAAATAATAGAAGAAAATTAGTTGATACATTAAAAAATCATAAATTATTAGAAGATTCAATAATAGGTTTACCTACTAATTTTGATAGTAAGATTGAATTACCAGATGACGATTTAAATAATTGGGATAATCCGATTTAATATTATTTTTCATGTTTACAGTATTTACAGATAAACCACTGATCGCCGTAACATGATTGGTTAATATATTTATGTCTTCCGTTTTTTGCAATACAATTTCTTGTGATTTGTAAGTCAATATAATTTATTTCTTTCATTAATACATTAATTTCTCTTTTTAATTCATCTATTTTTTGTTTATAACCACTTTTTAGTTTTTCTTCATCATCATTACCTATTACCATATAATATATTATTCATTTAATATTTAATATATTATACATTATAATTTATATATTTACTCTTATTTTGTATCTTTATCTAAATCAATTGTATTTGTATTAACAGTTAATTTACTTAACCCTTTATCTGTATTTACATCTGTAACAATATTATCTCCTTCGAATAATTCTTTCCTAACGGTGTCTAGAGATGTATCATTTTTAATTGCATTTTCTTGAGTATTCATATTTGCAACTGAAATTAAGTTACCTTCTTTATTAATTGTTTGAGTTAGTTTATTACCACTTTCTTCAGCTTTTTTCTTATTATCTTCAATAGCTTTTTCTTTAGTCTCTTTTACTCTTTGATCAAATTCATCTTTAGCTTTGTCTTCATTCTTCTTTTTCTCACTCATTAGTTCATTCAAGGTTTCTTCCATATACTCAACACGACCAGTTTTATATGCTTCAGGATGAAAAGGTACCCACATTCCAACTGGACCAACATAAACATCATGATTAGGATCATTTTGTCTAAGCATCTTACATCTTAATTCTGCCTCTTGTTGTGTGGGAAAAACACCACGAACTTTAATACCACGAACAGATGTTTGAAATTTATATGTCTCGTCAAATTCTTTTTGAAGATCATCTTCTTTTTCATCTAGGTAAGTTTTATATTCATCTTCAATTGAAGTAGCTACTAAATTTTCTTGTTGATCTTTAGAAAATCCTTTAAAATCATCTGTTAATGTTTCAAAATTTAAATGATATTTAACAGACATAAAATTTAGAAATAATAAGAATTTTTCCATAGATTTAGAAAAATCCCACTTTTTAATAAATGCATCAAACATAAACATATTTTTTTGTTTTAATATTTCTTCAGGTGAAATAAAAGAAAGACATGCAAATTTTTGTCCTGCTATTCCTTTATCTTCATCTAATAAATCTACATATTTAGGGTTTTCTGACCCATCATCATTATGTTTTAGGGTTACACCGTTAGGGGGTTCAATTGGGTTGATTTGTTTAGAAAAACTCATTATAAATATTATTGTTATTAATATTTAAGCTTTTTTACGAAGATTTAATATTTATTTTTATTTTTTTCTTTTTAATTTATATAACTATGACAGGTGGAATGTTAGATTTAGGTGAACTCGTTAAGAGAGCTATTAAATATTTGGTTGAGGGTCTTATGGTTGCATTTGCTGCATATGCCATTCCCAAGAGAACACTTAACTTAGATGAAGTTGCTCTCATCGCATTAACAGCTGCTGCTACATTTAGTATTTTAGATACTTATGTACCTAGTCTTGCTGTAGGAGCACGTTCAGGCGCAGGTTTCGGTATTGGAGCTAATCTTGTAAGATTCCCTGGTGGATTTTAAATAAAAAAATAAAATTATTAAATAATAATATTTTCATTCTCATATGAAAATATTATTTTAAACCTTTTATATATATAAATGCTATCAAAAGATAATAATATTATGAATGGTATATTATTAGTAATACTTGCTGTATCTGGTAATTTTATTGCGGAATTAATGGGTTGTCAAGTGCAAAAAGTGTTAACTGAAAATATGATTATTAAACACATGGTTTTAATATTTATTATTTATTTTTCATTAGGATTTACTAGTAATAATAATCCTAATCCAACTATTTTATTGCAAAATTCATTTTATATTTGGGTATTATTTTTAATGTTTAGTAAAATGTCTATAAAATTTAACATTGCTATATTTGGATTAATAGCAATATATCACTATATTTACACATATATTAATTATTATAAATCAATAGATCCAAAATTATATAAAAATGAAATAAATAAATTAAATAATACACTCGATCATTTAATCAAAATAATAATTGCTTTATTAATAATAGGTTTTGTATTATATTTTAGACAGCAAAAGAAAGATCATATTGGAGATTGGTCTACACCGAAATTTATATTTGGAGTTAATAAATGTAAATCATTAATATAATAAATATAATAAATATATTCAAAAACATTTAAATATTTTTAAATATATTCACTTATAATGACAAATTATAGTTTAGAATACATATGGATTGATTCTAATAATAATTTAAGAAGTAAGACTAAAATGGTATATGATATTGATAAACGGGAAAATTTAATCATTCCAAAATGGAATTTTGATGGTAGTTCTACTAATCAAGCTATTGGAGAAAATTCAGATGTAATTTTAAAACCTAATGTAATATTTAATGATCCATTTAGAGAGAATAAAAAATTTATTGGTCTATTAGTATTATGTGATACATATGATTCAAATAATATACCATTACCTTCTAATACAAGATATGTAGCAAATAAAATTTTTAATCAAAATTTAGATGAAGAACCGTGGTACGGTCTAGAACAAGAATATTTTATAATAGACCCTAATTCTAAATTACCAATTGGATATAAAGATACAATTAATCAAGGAGACTTTTATTGTGGTGTTGGTACAGGAAACGTTTTTGAACGAAAAATAGTAGAAAAACATTTAGAATATTGTCTTTATGCAGGTATAAATATATCAGGTGTAAATGCTGAAGTTGCACCAGGACAATGGGAATTTCAAATAGGTCCTTGTGAAGGAATTTCTGCAGGAGATCATTTATGGATGGCAAGATATATTTTAAATAGATTATCAGAAGAATTTTCTGTGTTAATTGATTATAATCCAAAACCATTAAAAGGTAAATGGAATGGATCTGGTTGTCATACAAATTTTAGCACTAAAAATATGCGAGATGGAACATGTAATAATACAGGATTAGAGTTTATAGATCAAGCTATTTTAAAATTGAAAGAACTACATAATGAACATATGGTCCTATATGGTGAAGGTAATAAAGAAAGAATGACAGGAAAATATGAAACAGCTAATTATGAAACATTTACAGATGGAATTTCAAATAGAGGTGCGTCTATTAGAAGAGGACTAGATACAGTTAAAAACAAAAAGGGCTATTTTGAAGATAGACGTCCAAGTTCTAACTGTGATCCATATATAGTTACATCTAAAATATTTAAAACCACTTGTTTAGATTAATACTATTATGTGTAAATTTTTAATAATATATTAATTATATTATTAAATTAAATAGTAGCTATAAACTCCCAATTTAATTCTCCACAAATTTTCTTCCAAATTTCATCTTGTTCAATTCTTTTTTCTCTATCTTTCAACATAGGAAAATACGGAAGAAATTGCGTTTGATCGAGAAGCTCACATAATTTATAAACTGTATAATAATAGTTCAAAAAATTCACTCTATCATCTGGGCAAAATTTTGCATAAGGTCCTTGAATTTCCATAAACAGATTACATAATGAATCCTCTAGTTCAGGTGTCATTACTGGAGGTTTTATACCTAATTTATCTTTAATAAAAGGAATATGTTCATAATATTTATTAAAGCCCAATTTTTTTAATATTTCTTTTGCTTTTTTATTAGTTAAACTTGTTAATTCGATTCTTTCCTTTTTTATTTGATTTTTTATATTTTCTAATACATTTTCTGGTATTTGAGTAGTTTCTTTTGCTTGAAATTGAGCTAATATCTCTCTAAAATGATTTATTCTTTTATAAGCATAAAAACAAGCCTCTTTAGGTGGTTCTTTATATGATGGTTTTTCATTTTCAACTAAATATGGAATATGTTTATGACAATAATTACATACCATTATTCCTTCATGATCTATTGGGATAAACTCCCCTTTTTTACAAAAATAACAAATATCTGTTTCATAAACATATTTATTAATATCTATAAATGATTCATCTAGATTAGAGAGATATTTTTGTATATTATCTTTATTCTCATTTAATTCATCAATCTGATTTTCTGTTTTAATTTTAAAAAATGAATTAAGGAGTTTTGTTTTATTATTATTTAGTGATACAGATTTTTTTGTTTCAAAATATTCAAATATATATTTATTATTATTTAAATAATAATTTTTTTTATTTGATTTTAACTCTTTTATTTGTTCTGATAATTCTCTTAATTTATCATGAATTTCTAATTTTTGTTCTATTGTTAAATTAGTATTTAATAATTCTTTTAAATATCTTTTTTTTGCTCTTAATTCTGGTAATATATCCTCTTTTTCTTTATGAAAATCTTTTTCAATTTCTTTATGTTTACTATCTAACGTAGTTAAAGTTCTTTCATCTAATATAATTTTTTTATTTGTTTTATGTTTAAAAGATGACATCGATATATAGTAACTATAATTGTTATATTTAATATATAATTTTATTAAAACATTTCAAGTTAATTTCTTTATTATGTTTTCTTTATATTATTCAAATGATTGTTAATTTTGATAATTTCGATTTTGAAAAACTTAACACTAATACAATTAATACAATGTATTATTTAAACGATTATTTAGAAAAGGAATGGAAAATTAAAAAAAGAGACAATTGCTTTATTATTTCAAAACATAAATCTAAAATATATACTTTAGACTATTTAAATAATACTGGAACACCAATAGAAATAGATAAAGAAAAATATATTTTAGCATTTTTATTTAATGGATTAAATAATGGTTGGACAATTAAAAAAAATAATAAAAAATATATATTTTCTAAAAATCATGAAGGTAAAAAAGAATTTTTTTCAGATACATATATCAATACATTTATCAAAGATAATTTTAATTTACAATTAATTAAATAATTTTATGTAGTATATGTTAAATTATTTGAAAAAAAAAAATATTTAGCAATATTATAAACCATGGGAGGTGGATTAATGCAACTCGTAGCTTACGGTGCCCAAGATGTATATCTTACTGGCAACCCTCAAATTACTTTCTGGAAGGTCTCTTACAGAAGACATACTAATTTCGCAATGGAGTCTATTGAACAAACTTTCAACGGACAAGCTGATTTCGGTCGCAGAGTTACCTGCACAATCAGCAGAAACGGTGATCTTGCCTACAGAACTTATCTTCAAGTTACTCTTCCTGAGATCAACCAACAAATGGCCAACACTTCTGGTAATACCGATGGTGTTTATGCCCGTTGGTTAGATTTCCCCGGAGAACAACTTATTTCTCAAGTTGAGGTTGAGATTGGTGGTCAAAGAATTGACCGTCAATATGGTGACTGGATGCACATCTGGAACCAACTTACCCTTTCTTCTGAACAACAACGTGGATACTACAAGA